ACCACGGTGCAGATGTTGCACGTTGCACGGTGCGCGTTGCAGTGGTGCGCTGCTGTGGTGGCGAGGGTGCTTGCAGTTTATTGCAAGGTGCCTTGAGCTTGATGCGGCGATCGCTCGGTGTTATCTCATCGGCACACAGAGCGATGCGGACAGAGCATATGCCATATCCAAGCAAGAAAGACCCGGAGCTGATCAAGACGCTGTTGGAGCGTATTGCGCTGGGCGATCTGCTCGCGCCGCTCCTGCGCGACGCCAATATCCATTACGTCTCGTGGTATTCGTGGGTGCGCGAAGACGAAGAGTTAGCGCTCGCGTACACGCGCGCGCGTGCCGCAGGCCACGACCAGATCGCCATCACCGCCCGCGAGACCGCGCGCGGCCGGGGCGAGAGCACCGGCGACGTGCAGCGCGACAAGCTCATCGTGGATCTGGACCTGAAGCTGCTGGCCAAGTGGTCGCCCAGATACGGCGACAAGCTCACGCTCACCGGCGACGCCGACAATCCCATCGTGATCGAGGACCGGGGCAGCGAGCTGGCGACCGAGCTGCTGGGCCTCCTGCGCGGCCGCAAGAAGCAGATGCAGATCGAGGGAAAGCTCGCCGCCGGTAAGCCCGGCGAGAGCCCAACGAGGATTGGCAACGAGGTTTCGCCCAAACCCAAGGCCCAGCCTTGAGGCTCGAGGATCTGACCCACACGCAACTGGCCACGCTGCCGCCCGACGTCCTGCGCTACTACATCTGGCAGGAACGCTGGCTCGACACGGCGCGCCCGGACCAGATCCCCCCGCCGGGCGACTGGACCGAGTGCGGATACATGGCCGGGCGCGGCTATGGCAAGACGCGCGTCGGCGCCGAGTGGATCGCGGCGCAGGCGATCGAAGACCCGGACGGCCTCGATCGCGCGGTCATCGCGCCCACCTATGGCGACGTGAAGTTCACCTGTTTCCAAGGCCCGGCCGGGCTCCTGAAGGTCATCCCGCCCGAGCTGGTGGTCAACTACAACAGCACCGATTTGATCGTGCAGGTGCGCACCCTGAGCGGCAAGATCGCCACGATCCGCGGCTTCACGGCCGAGAAGCCCGAGCGCCTGCGCGGCCCGCAGCACGCCGACATATGGTGCGACGAGCTCGCCGCGTGGCAATACCCGCAGGAGACGTGGGACATGGCCCTGATGGGCCTGCGCCTCGGCGACCGGCCCCGGATCCTGTGGACCACCACGCCCAAGCCCATCGAGCTGGTCAGGCGCTTGGCCGAGCCCAAGGCCAACCGCTTCCTTGTGCGGGGCAGCACCTACGACAACAAGGCCAACCTGCCGCAGAGCTTCTTCGACCAGCTCGCCCAGTTCGAGGGGACGGTCATCGGCCGCCAAGAGCTGGAGGGCGAGCTGATCGACCCCGAGGAGAGCGGCGTCATCAAGCGGAGCTGGCTGCGCCTCTGGTCGGCCAAGAAGCCGCTGCCGGTGTTCGACTGGATCGTCATGAGCTTGGACACGGCGTTCACCGAGGCGACCACCGACCGCAAGAGCCACGACCCCGACTACAGCGCCTGCACGGTCTGGGGCGGATTTAGGCACAAGGTCAAGATGCCCGATGGCTCGATCGACGAGCGATCGCACGTCCTGCTGCTGGACTGCTGGCAGGAGCAGCTCGGCCTGCCGGAGCTGGTCAAGCGGGTGAAGCGCGAGCTGAACACGGCATACGGCGACGACCAAGACACCGCCCTGATCAAGCCCCTGCTCGGCAGCGCCAAGCCGGTGACGTCGGGCCGCAAGCCCGACATTGTCGTGATCGAGGACAAGGGCAGCGGCATCAGCCTGCGTCAGGTGCTCGACCGCGAGGGCGTCGCCTCATACGCCTACAACCCCGGGCGCGCCGACAAGCTGACGCGCCTGCACATCGTCTCGCCCGTCTTCGCCCGGCGTCAGGTGTGGCTGCCCGAGAGCGACAAGTTCCCGGGCAGGGCGCGGACGTGGACCGACGACCTGCTGCACCAGCTCTGCAGCTTCACGGGCTCAGGCAGCCTGAAGCACGACGACTTCGTCGACAGCACCACGCAGGCGATCCGCCTGATGATGGACAAGAACATGCTGTCTGCGGTAAAAGCGAAGACTGAGATCCGCGAACCAGCGCCGCCGCGCACGGTCGTGAACCCCTACGCGGCTTGAGGCATACATGGCTGACGACGACGAGCTGCCCGACGACGACATGCCCGACGACGAGCTCGACAACCAGCCGATGCAGGGCGAGAGCGTCCCGGCGCCGGCCGAGGAGGGCGACGGCGTCGAGGACACGGACGACGGCGGCGCGATCGTCACGCTGGACGAGGACGAGACCGAGCAGGCCAAGAGCCCCGACTTCTACCACAACCTCGCCGAGGAGATGCCCGAGCCCGAGCTCGACAAGCTGGCGTCGCAGTTCCTCGAGCTGGTGGACCGCGACCGCGAGGCGCGCAAGAAGCGCGACGAGCAGTACGAGGAGGGCCTGCGCCGCACTGGGCTGGGCAATGACGCACCCGGCGGAGCTCAGTTCCAAGGCGCCAGCAAGGTCGTGCACCCCATGATGACGGAGGCCTGCATCGACTTCGCGGCTCGCGCCATGAAGGAGCTCATGCCCTCGGGCGGACCCGCCAAGGACTTCATCGTCGGCGAGGTCACGATGCAGCGGGTCAAGAAGGCCCACCGCAAGACGGCGTTCATGAACTGGCAGCTCACGGTGCAGGCGCCCGAGTTCCGCTCCGAGATCGAGCAGCTCCTGACGCAGGTGCCACTGGGCGGGGCCCAGTACCTGAAGATGAGCTGGGACGAGCACCGCAACCGTCCCGGCTTCCTGTTCACGGCCATTGACGACATGTACCTGCCCTTTGCGGCGACGAACTTCTACAGCGCCCAGCGCCGCACGCATGTGCAGTACCTGACGCAGCTCGACTACAAGCAGCGCGTGCGCAGCGGCATGTACCGCGACGTGGACGTGGTGCCGGCCAGCGCCGACCCGGACTTCAGCGAGGCGGGCAAGGCCAACGATAAGATTGAGGGGCGCAGCGAGACGAGCTACAACGAGGACGGCCTGCGCACGGTCTACGAGATCTACGCCATTGCCAGCCTCGAGGGGCAGGACGCCGACGACGACGTGGACGTTGAGCCCGCGCCCTACATCCTCACGATCGACAAGCTCTCCCGCAAAGTCCTGAGCATCTACCGCAACTGGGATGAGCTGGACGAGACGAAGGAGGAGCTGCAGTGGTTCGTCGAGTTCCCGTTCGTGCCGTGGCGCGGCGCCTACCCGATCGGCCTGCCGCACATGATTGGCGGCATCAGCGCCGCGGCGACTGGCGCCCTGCGCGCCCTGCTCGACAGCGCGCACATCAGCAATTCGCAGACGATGCTCAAGCTCAAGGGCGGCACGCGCGGCGGCCAGACGCTTGAGATCCAGCCGACGCAGGTGCTCGAGATCGAGGGCGGCCTGAATGTGGACGACGTCCGCAAGCTGGCAATGCCCCTGCCGTACAATCCGCCCAGCGCGGTGCTGCTGCAGCTACTGGGCGTGCTGGTTGACGCCGGCAAGGGCGTCGTCCGCACGACGCTGGACGACATGGCCGATCAGAACGCCAACACGCCCGTCGGGACGACGCTGGCGCGTGTTGAGCAGGGCATGGTGGTCTTCAGCGCCATCCACGGCCGCCTGCACGACGCCATGGGGCGCGTGCTGCGCATCCTGCACCGCCTGAATGGCATGTACCTCGATGACGAGGACGTGGAGGCCGAGATTGGCGAGGAGCTCGCCACGCGCAAGGACTTCGAGGGCCCGCTCGACGTGGTGCCGGTGTCGGATCCGAACATCTTCAGCGAGGCGCAGCGGTATGCGCAGATACAGGCGATCGCCCAGCGGGCGCAGCTCCTGCCGCAGCTCTACAACTTACGCAAGGTTGAGGAGCGCATCCTCGACACGATGAAGGTTCCGAACTCCAAGGATCTTCTGGTGCCCTCCGTTGAGCCGCACTCCGAGAACGCCGTGTCCGAGAACGTCAAGGCGACGCTGGGCAAGCCCGTCGTGGCCTTCCCGGATCAGGATCACATCGCCCACCTCAAGACGCACCTGAGTTACATGATGAACCCGGCGCTGGGCATGAACCCGCTCATCGCGCCGAGCTACATCCCCGCCATGCTGAACCACATCAAGGAACATATCGCATGGTGGTACGCAGTCTCAGTGTTTGACGTGGGGACTGAGACCACGGGCGAGGACATCGGCGACATGATGAAGGAAAACAAGACGCCCGAGGACAAGCGCGCCTTTGACCGCATGCTGGCCGAGGCCTCGCACCTCGTCTCCGACCGCGCCGTCGGCGTCTTCCAGACCCTGCCGCCCGCCATCCAGAAGGCGCAGCAGATCATGCAGCAGTTCGCGCCGCAGCCGCAGATGGATCCGGCGGCTCAGGCGGCCATGGCCGACATCAACGCCCGCAAGGAGATCGCCGGGCAGAAGGCCCAGCTCGATGGCCAGAAGGCGCAGGCTCAGGCGCAGGCCGATCAGGCGCAGCTCCAGCTCGACCAGCAGGATCTGCAGCTCAAGGGCGCGGGCCTGCAGCAGAAGGCGCAGGAAGCCGCCGCGCGTCAGGCGGCCGAGGCCCAGCGCGCGCAGGCCGAGATTGCGGCGCGCCAGCAGATGAACACCGAAGACAACCAGACTGCCATGCAGATCGCCAACCTCGAGGTGACGAGCGGCGAGAGAATTGCCGTCAGCACCGGCACCGGCATTAACCCGTAGGAGAATGAATATGGCCAAGAACGACAGCAACCCCAAGGGCGCCCCCGTCAAGGGCGGCGACATCATCAACCAGCACAAGCGCATGGCCATGGGCCTGCCGATTGAGCCGATGAGCAAGGCGCCGACGAAGAAGACGCCTGCTTGAATATCGCCACACTGCTTCGGGTTATCGAGGACGCGCAGGCATCGCTTGCGAGAGATACCCTGAAGCAGCCTACCGGACGTGACGTGTTCGACTATGGACGCGCCGTCGGGATGTACGCCGGACTTGAGCACGCCAAGGACCTCGTCATCGGTCTCGTGGCGGAACGGGAACGGAAGGACTTTGACCTTTAACCATAACTTGCAAGAGGGAGCACCAATGCAAGCCAAGAAGATAGCCGACATAGACGAGGCCTTTCCGGCCTGTGACCCGGGCGTTGCGCCGTTTGGCAGCCGCGTTCTAGTTCAGATCAGGACGGCCAAGAGGACCACCTCGGGCGGCATCATTCTGGTGGCCGAAAGCCGCGAGATTGAGCACGCCAACACCCAAGTCGCCAAAGTCGTTAGCGTGGGCAGCTTGGCCTTCAAGAACCGTAACACCATGGAGAGCTGGCCAGAGGGCTCGTGGTGCGCGCCCGGAGACTTCGTGCGCGTGCCCCGCTACGGCGGCGATCGGTGGACGGTCAAGACATCAGACGACGAAGAAGCCGTGCTGGTGATTTTTAACGATCTCGACCTAGTAGGCAAGGTGACCGGCGATCCGCTGGCCATCAAGGCCTTCCTATAAGGCTGCAAAGGAGAGCCGGTCATGGCTGACGAAAAACTGATTGAGACTGACGAAGACGAACTGGTAGCCGTAGAGACGCCCCCCAAGGACGAGGGCAAAACAGAACCGAAGGCGGAGGCCGAGGCGGAAGCCGAGGAGGACGACGAGGAAGACGACAAGGAGGAGGAGGGCGACGCGCGCCTCGCTGAAAGTCAGGACGACAGCGACGACGACGTATCGCCCAACCGCCGGCGGCGCCTGAAGAGGCGCGAAACCC